TAGAATAAAAATCGTCCTTGTAACTATCATTTGGAAATTTTGGTTCTAAATTTTTAATTGTATCAATCAAATCAATTGTCCCGTATGTGCCTAATTTAATAGTTTGGACGCTTTTAATCCATTTATCTTTTTGCACTTGAGTTTTAATTTTATAATAATCCACGAATAATTTATTGATTATCTTTCCAGTTCCTTCATTTTTAATAACTAATTGCGGAACAGTCGGTGTCATATTTACTTGAAATGTTTCTTTAAGATTTGCAATACTTCGTCTTCGTCTGTTTCATCTACTACAGACTGCCACAAATCTTTATATTCTTGGAAGTTTTCTTTGTGTACACCGAAGTCGTCTGGTAAACCCAACGCATTATAAAATTTATGTTCATCCGCGAATACATGTTCACCTTCGGAATCTGCAGCGATTTTAGCTGCCTTTTCTAATTCTTGTTCCGATTTGACTGGTTCTACAGCTTTTTTATATTCTTCTGCTTCTAGTAATTCTTTACGGAATTCTTTAAATGTTTTCATGTTTTAATCCTATTATGTAAAATTATTTTAATTATTTAAACATAATCCGTTTCTACTAAATCATCATATAACCATCGTTTAAATTCCTCGAATGTTTCGAATAATGGAACTTCGACACTTTTTGATTCTACCGCTTTTTTCATTCTTTCTAAATCGTAAGTAAATTCAGTTTGTATATTTTGACCAGTCATCGCTTTCCGTTAATAATGTTGTGTCTATTACATGATATGGTAAACCATGTTCCTTTAAATGTCGTAATGCACCTATACAAGGTTTAGTTGGTTTAGCATGACAAGCCCATGTTTATCATGTTTGACTCTCATATTAATAATTTCAAACTGTGAAGGCAAACAACCCATATTTTGAGCATATTCAGATTCATGAGTAAATGCAAACGGACAATTAGAATTACTGGCTTTTGTTCCACACATAGTTAATCCTCGTTATCATAAAAATTAGTGTAACCAATAGATTTCATTAGTTTATTAGATAACCAGAATACCATCGATTTATTAATAACTACTCGTTCTGTGCCATCTGTTATTTCAATAGTTTCGCTGTTATCGTCATTCACTTTTAACATATCCAAGAATGAAATATGAATATAATCACCGACAGTAAAAATAGAATGCCAACATAAACCAGTTTGATCCCTCACGAATTCTTTACACATTTCTATATGCAAAGAAGTTCCATTTTCTTCGTCTATTTTAGATTTTTCCACTGTAAAAGAAAAATCTAATAACGCTTCGTCGTTTTCTATATTAATGAAATCTACCGTATATGTATCTTCATCGTTATCATCATGAAATAAACGGAACACTGTAACTTCATCGAAATTTAATATGGATACATCTTCTGTATTATAAAAACTAATAAGTTGTTTATCTACTTTCCAAACATCACTTCCAATTTCGACATTGACACTAGCAATATTTAATTCGTCATCTAACTTAAAAACTTCATACTCTTTAAAGCTAAAGTTTTCTTTGATATATCGTATAACATCATTGAAAATTGGTGTACCTTCTGTATTAGGTATTTCCACGATTATTTTATGATCGAAATTTTCATATTGCAATTTTATCACTTCGCTATTATTACTTAATACCGTAAATAACTTAACTGCATTATTAAACAACAAATCTTTATTTTTGGATAATTTATATGATTCAACTAATGACTCTAACGTTATCTTTGATTTTTTCATGTAAAGATTCCAAACCAGGTTCCAACACCATGAATTATACCAATAGGAAATAATAAAGCACCAATGATTAGTAATAACCATTGTTCGTGTTGAATTGAAGTAATTACATGAGTAATCCAGCCTGCAATTGGTGTACACGCTATGATTGCAAGTCCTAAACTGAAAATGATTAGTCCTACGTTTTCTTTAATTTCATTTTTCATCTTAGTTCACCTTCTTATAATAAACGACCAATTGTTGTTTATACACATTACCATCAATGCACTTCCATGAGTAATCATACCATTGTCCATTAAATAACTCTTGGAATCGTTTATCCAGTTCTAGTTTTTGTTCATCTGTAACATTAATATGTAAAATGTCAGGAAACATATCTTTAACGATACCAGTTGACAAGTTAGATTCACTATTAACAGTCAACGGAAAATAATTTAATGCATCATCAATGATACGTTTAACTTGTAATCTAATAGAAGCCATATTATTCTCCAAATTTTGTTTTAATAGATAAAGAAACAAATAACATAATATATCCAGAAATCGCTAATAAATGATTGACTGGAATTAAAGCTGTACCTAATATAAACCAAAGTTTTTCGTTAAATAAAAATTCATATTATTCTCCAAATGAAAGAACTGTTACAGGGTCGATGATACCTTTGGTGTTATTACATTTTAACCAACTTTCAAACTGACAATCCGAAATAAACATCGTAGATTTTAAGTTACCTAACCAGATAGGAGAAGAACCTAATTTATCAAGTTCATACCGAATTCCGATAAACTTTTTAGCGATTGCTTCTTTAGCTTCATCTAATATCATTTGTTTTTCGTTAGGTTGAAGTAAATCAAACTGTGATTTCTTAGTTAGAAACTTTGTTGAGTGTTTTACTTTAACGACTGATACAGTTGAATTAGATTTAAATGTGATAGCTGACATATTTATTCTCCTAATGTTAACTCAAATGTTCCTCTAACACCATAACTGGTTAGATATTCGGCAGTTGGTGAATCTAAAGTAACCACTGAAAATTGATCGTTAGAACCAGTACGAACCGCGATTCCTTTTTCGCCTTTGTAATAGTAAATTCCTTTTGTTGCTGCTGGACAACGTAATCCTTTACTTACAACTTTAGCTTTTTTCATTGCATCTGAAAATGTTAATACTTTATTTGTAGTCATGATAATAACCTCCGATAATTTCTAAGTTGCGATCATTATAACTGTTAACGACCACGTTGTCCAGGTTCATTCAAATTAAATTTCGACAATATCTAAGTAATCTGCTACCCTTGAATCTTTCACGGAATAAAATACATAATTACCAATTATAGTAACATATTCTTTATCAACGTATTCAAATCCGCCGTAATATTCCATTGAACTTTGGTATGCACGTTTAATCACGATTCCAGTAGAATTGTACCAAAGTCCATAAGCTGCTCTACGGTCAAGCCCAATTTCTTCTGGATCGACAAATTTAAAATCATTTTCTAATTTAATAAGTATTGATTCATTCACACTATCAATTAAATCTAACATTTTACCGCTCCTAAAATTTAAGTTTCTTTCTAAGTTGTGATCATTATACCACATAAATTAAAAATGTACAGCTTTTTATTGTACCAACCGCATTGTATATCTACTATTATCTTTATGTACAATATGTGAGAAATCTTTAACCTTAAAACCATCTTCTTTTAATATAGATAAAAACTTGTTAATAGTTTTTCTATCGAATACATAGTGGATAGCCAAATTATAATCTTTCGCTATAGGTGGCACTGCTTTATCCGAATAAAAAAGTATTACGAATTCAGTGTCACTTCTGTATGCTTCGTTGACTTGTTCTAATATTGTTTTCATGCTTTATATACCTTCATATCATTCATAAACGTTACACTTTCGCTACCATCATATTCTTCTAATATAAATTCAACTCCTTCTGGTATCCATTCAATTATTAAATCACAGACACCACCAGTAAAACATTCAGGATAAATAGATAACACGATTTGTTTTAGTTCTTTACCTTTAATACCATTCAATACTGCATTAACGATAGTGGGTTCGAACGGCGACACTTCAGGATTCCAGGTAACGAAACCAGCACCATAATCTGACGAAACTAAAACAGCGACTTTTCCATCTTTAATAACTTTCGACATACATTTTTACCTATTGTGTTAAAATTAATAATTTTGTTATCCTAATGCTTTAGAGTAACTAATCGTTTCAATTCTTCGGGTTCAACCCCATATAATTTAGCGGAAAATTCTTGTAACCTTAAACAAGATTCATAATATCCTTCGACCGAAATTATTTTCTGTGATAAAATTTTGCGGATTCTATGATAATGCATAAAAGCCCGCAGTAATCTAGGCATTATATTACTCCAATTAAATTCATGATGTGATAGTTAATCATTAATATAACGATTAAAAACGCGAAAATTATTTCTTCCTTTTCCATCATAAATCTTTTGTATAATATGATAACTGCAATGTTTGTGTTTCTTCTACCCAATCTATAGATACTGGAACCCCGTCGAAAATGTCCGAAACCCTTAAATCAAACTTTCTAAGTTCCACTGGTGAAAATTTAACCTTTGTTACTTCTGGAAATGTGTCTTTTGTAAATTCTACGGTTGATATAGAATTGACAATATTTACACCTATATTAAATTCATTTTGTAATAACCGTTTGACCTGTAATCTTTTAGAAGCCATGTGAATAATCCTGTAGAGTTTGTTAATATGTGATTATTATACCATATAAATTAAAAATGTACAGCTTTATTTTACACAATAAAAAGGCGATAATCATTAATATGATTATCGCCTTATATGTTACTAGACTTATTTTATAAAATTAATTTGCCTGGTGTGTTTACCAATTGAATTTTACCTGGAAAGAAAATCTTTTCATATTCAGAAGAAAGTTTATCGTCTACTTCCCAAGTTGCAGAAATTCCAGCTTTATACATTTTAACTTTACCGTCTACAGATGTTGGCGCGAATGGGGCAATACTAACACCTGAACGACCATCTTCCGTTTGTTGAATAGCTAAATAAGCGGGATTTTCCAATAAAAAGAATGTTTCGGTTTCTTCGATGAATTTCGTAATAACATCATCGCCGCTGGTTAATTTAATCGCAATAACATTTGCCATAATATAGTTCTCTCTATGTAGTAATTTGTTGTGACTTTCGGTTTGTATATTACAGTCACGATTCAAGGTAAATAATTATTTCATTCCGTTAATAAAGTTGGTTTAGATGCTTTTTTAATTGGAATAGTTTTTGGTTTTAATTCTTCTGGAATTACTTTTTTCAAGGTGATCACTAATAAGCCGTTGGTCAGTTCTGCACCATTTACTTCCACGAATTCATTGAGTTTGAATTCTCTACTAAATGATTTATTACTGATACCTTTATAATAATATTTAGATGTATCTTCTTGTTTTTGATAACTAACAGTCAAGATTTGTTTTTCTACTACAATTGAAATGTCGTCTTCTTCTAACCCCGCGAGTGCAATTTCGATAAGAAAGGTTTCTTCATCTACCTCTTTGATGTTATAAGGAGGATAAGTAGTTTTCGCTTGATTCGCAAGTTGTTGTTCGATTTGTTTCAAAATAAATAGTGGATGTGTCATTTTAATTCTCCTAAAAATTTAGCAAGTATTTGAGTTCCTATAAGGCAACTCTATTAAAGGTTCCAGCTTACGCACTGGGTTGGATATTCAATCATCGCGGGAACATCCTATTCCTAATCCTGTGCTACTGCTGTAGCTAATCCCATATAAGTCCCGATATTATATTCCCTCGGATAAACGGGCAACCTCTTTCTACCATTGGTAGGTGAGCATAACTTTATTTAAACAAAAGTTGGAAGAATAATATCAGTTCCAATTAAAGGAGTTTCACTAATAGTTTTAATTCCAATTTCTTGTTTAATTTTATTTAAACATTCAATAACTTTTTCTTTTGGTATTGAGCCAACGTCAACATAATAAACTATTCGTTTCATTTTTAATTATCCAATTTAACGAATTGGATATCGAAAGTAGATGGAATAACAACCACTTTATGTCCAGGAAATAATTCCTTAATATGAAATCGGTATTCTTCCAATCTTTCTTTAGCTTTTGCTGCTGGTAAATTTTCAACATCAACTCTTAAAACAATAGCTTCACTACTCATAATATATAATCCTTTTATTTTAAAAATTTTAATTTATAGATAACGCTATTATGTAAATCTTGGATTTCATCGATAATATTCTGGATTTCTGATTTATCTGAAATTTCTAATCGATTTGAATCAATCCATGAACGGACGTAAGTTAATAACTCGATTGCTTCCGTTGGTAACGTAATAGAAGGATAATCGGTGATGATTCCATAACGTCCTTGATAACATTCAGCTAAAGAATCCGCTAAATCGATAATTCCATCATAATATTCATTCAACGCTTTATGTTGAGCATAACTCGTCGTTTGTAAATGTAAAATATGTGTACGATTTCTGGCTTCGAATAATGTAGCGATTAACTGTGCGATTTTACTCATTTGGTTCTCCTGTTGTGGTTTCTAAAGTTGTATCTAATTCTTCTACTTGTGGTCTACCTTGTTGATGAATTTTAGCGATTAAATCAACCACGTCGATGTATGGTTCACCACCAAGCATTTCCAAAATGAAATCAATTTCATTAATTTCCAATTCTAATTTAATACTCATAATATAGTTATCCTAATAAAATAAAAGTTTGTGTTTCTGTTTTTCCAAATGTTTCGTAAATTAAATTTAGTTCTGAAATAGTGAATAATGATGCGTCATCGATAACGATATTTTCAAAATGTTTGTCTCTATTTGTATATAACATATTAGAGTCAAACTGAATAATTTTATGTTTATCGAAATCTCCAAAAGTAGAAATTAAATTACAAGATAAACTTTTAGAAATATAACAGCTATTTGCCATATTATTTAAAACATATTTCGCTAATGTAGTATGTCCAGTTTGTCTACCAAGTTGTAATCTGACAGTTTGAAATTCTCTAGCGAATTTGAACCTATTATTAGCATTGATTCCATTGTCGACGCGTTCCGCTCTAATTTTAAAATTAGCGTTTAACATATATTTTAAAATGGAAACGTTAGAAACTGGTTCATTTTCTTTTTGTTGATTTTCTAAAGTCTTGAATACAGTTTTAATGGTTGGTTGTTCACCATACTTATTTCTTACGGAATCCAAGAAATCAGAAATTAATTCGTGTGTTAAATCTTTTGTATCTAAACCAAATACCCTGGTGAATGCGATTCTATCGTTTTCGTATTTATTGGTTGTAATAGGTGTTAACGATTTAATCATTTTGTCGGCTGCTTGTACACTTCTAATATCTAATGTATCTAATTCTAATGTCACTTTCATAATATACTATCCTTTCATTTACTGCCAATTTTATATTTTGGGATCAATTCCCATTTTAGTTTTTCTGTGTGCGATAATACTTTGATCGCTGATAAATCACAAGTTTCGATATTTTTATTTTTTACAGTTAATAAATTCCACTGTTCCAATAATAACGCTATAGTATTTTGACGAATGATGTCGTCATCTGTTACTGTGGATTTACGTCCATCCAAAGCGAATAGGTGTTTAAAATGTGTAATATAATACTTACCTTGTTTGTGTAGAATATGACAAGACTGGAATAATGTATTATCTTTTTTCGATGCGACACCAATTCTAGTTAAAGTTTCTTTTATCAATAAAAATGAATCTTCCCTTGTTAAATTGACCTCTACCATTTGTGTTAAAATATTTGTATTCATGTAAATTCCGTTTAAATTTTTATTATACTATATTTAAACGGAATCGTATATCAACGTTTTTTACCACCAGTGATCATATTCGCTTTAATTTCTTCTAGTTGTTCTTTAGTTAATAAACTTAACATGACTTCCGCTTTTTGACGAGATACATTATAATAATCGATGACTAATTCTACATCGTTTTCTATAATTGGTTTCTTATGCCATTTAGAAAACCGTTTTTTCTTTCTGATGGAATGCAATAAAAAATCGTTGACCATTCCTTTAGATAGACTAGAAGAATAACGATTCATCTCATTAGCTTGCATAATTGTGTCCGTGAAATATGAAAGTCCTCTTAGTACCATAAAGGTATTAAATTCCTTTTCTGATTCTTCACTAACGAGTAAGTTTTCTTTTGTATTATTGATTGCATCGATAAATTCGAATGGGGTAGTCATGATTTCTTAACCTGTTCTTCCTCGATATAAATCATGTGGTCTGTAAAAGACGAAGTCAAAAGGGAAATTAGATCTTCGTATGTCGTATGTTGTCCCAAGAATTTTTTGGTTTCTGAATCGTAAGCAAAGAAACCTTCGGGATGTTTTTCTACCTCTACATATAAAGTCAATTGTTCTTCGTGTTCATATAAAAATTTACCTAACAAGAAACCAAGTAATATACCAGAAAAGAAAAAACAAAACATTTGAATAAACATTAAAACTTCCGAATAAGTTGAATTGGATTAATCATATCGGCTATTTGTTCTTTCGAATAATAAATTCCAGTAAAATAACCAACTATAAAAGAAATCAATGAAGTGAAAAATAATATTACTTTCATTTCGAACCTATTTAAATTGAATTGAACTCATTATTTCCGTCAATGCAGCCATCAGATTGAGTTCTTGGTCTGCAACGAAACTCGCTTTATATTGATAATCTGCAAGGATTAAAATTAACTGAGGAATAGACGCTGGTTCTACATATTCATTAGAATAATCATAGAAATCCCTGAATAATGCGATTGTGTCTGTATCATTAGTACCAACCCATTTTCTAACTTCTGTAAAGTTTTTATCTTTAATGAGTTTGACTAAATCTTTAAATGAATCCGCTGTTTGATTAACTAAAATCCCAGAATCGATTTTACCCGAAACAGAATAACGTTGAAGTTCATTAAGGACTCTACGATAATCGGGAAAATGTTTGGTGACGACTTCGGCGACTACCTTTTGGTCGAACTCTATTCCTTCTAGTTTAAGAATTTCGGTTGCTCGTTTGAAGAATTTACCAGCTAAAACTTGTTTTTCTTCTTTACTTATAGAAAAATCAATTACCGTGCATCTAGAATGTATTGGATCAATTATCTTTTTAGGATAATTACAAGTGAAAATGAATCTACAATTAACTGAAAATTCCTCGATAAATGCTCTAAGCGCAGGTTGTGTAGAATTTGGATTTAAGTAATCACTTTCATCTAAGATAACAACTTTCACACCATTACCGAATGAAACTGTAGAAGCGAATTGTTGAATGGTGGTTCGTAATACATCGATACCAGCGGATAATGAAGCATTGATAAGTAATACATCCGACTCTAACTCATTACATAAAGCTGTTGCAACGGTAGTTTTGCCTACACCACCAGTACCGTGCAAAAGTAAATTTGGTAATTGTCCTTGTTTTAAAATATCTAAAAATGTATTTTTTAATCTTTCTGGTAGAATACAATCTTCAATCTTAGCTGGTCGGAATTTCTGTACCCAAAGGAATTCTTCTGGATTTGAAACTTCAGTGGTATTACTCATAATATAATTTCCTTCTATAAAATAAAAATGGGATAACCAAGTTAATAGTTATCCCAGGAATTTAAACTTAATTTATTATGAAAAAGTCGAATCGCTCTCGATTGCAAGGTAATATTTTAAATCTTTTCCTACATGTTGGAATTTGCTAATTTTCTTTGTGGAAATCTCTACTTCATAATCACCCGGTACCAATTTCAATAAAGCGATTTTTAAATTAACGGTAAATGTCAATGTAGTTTCACCAACTTCTTCCGAAAAACTATTTGATGAATCTACTTTCTTATCACCGATTTTTAATGTAATAGTAGAGCCATCACCAATAAATGATAAATCTTGTGCTTTTAATACATTAGCGGATTTATTGATTTTATCTAATAAAGACGCTGGTAGTTTAAAATTAATTTCTGCTTCTGGGAATTTAACTTCTTTAGTTGGCAAAGTTAATACATTTTCTACCGCACCCCAGAATGTAATAGAAGATTTACCCTCGGAAATTTTAACGTTTTTATCTGTGAATTCAAAATCAGGATTATCGAATAAAGTTACTGCAGACAAAAATTCAGAAATGTCATAGACCCCGAAATTTACTGGAAAATCTTCTTCGATTGTAGCATCCGACATGATATTTTTCTGTGGGGCAATTGTCGCCAATGTTTTTGTATTGGCTTTTAACATGATGTTAGGGTTAATCGCAGAGTATGCTTTTAATAACGATAATGTAGCTTTAGAGATTTTCATTCAATGTTTCCTTAATAATAAAATAATGTTGGTAATACGTTTATAAAATTGATGGTTCAAATACAAAACTAAACTAGAATTTTTAATAATTATACGTTTAGTTAAACAAAAAGTAAAACTTTAAAATTCACAAATCTTACATTTATCATCTAGTAAGATATCATCTGTCACTTGTAAAAATAAACATTCTGCCATTCCTGTATCTTTATTGTACTTCCAATATGGACATAATGCTATTTTCATTCTTCCAGTTTCGTTACATATAGATTCGATAGTATAACAATACATTCCGCCTGGAATTACAGTATTATCCATTTTTACTGCAACTCACTGTAATAACATAATTAACATCTCGATATGTATTCAAATAATACGTTTCGATACGTTCCTTTTCCCGTAGACAATCACCTAATGTTGGAACATTGATTGTATTAGAAACAGTGGTCAGTCCAATAACAACAGAATAAAATAAAGTGATCATAATAAGTTCTCTTGATAAATTGTATTAATGCAATATGCGTCGAATACTTTCGCACTTTTAATGATATATCTATCGATTAAAATATCTTTACGGTGTTCACAAACTCTTTCCGCGTTTGCTCCAGAAAAAGGAATTTGAATTTGCACTGGTTGCGAAACGCCTTTGAGTATAACGATCATTATCAAATAAATCATTTTGGTTCAACCTTACATTCTAATGAATAACCAACTAAAGTTTTATTCATTTGTGTTTCTAATGATTTCGTCATGACTTGTTTCATGCGTGTACAATCTTCCATGATTTCGTAATTAAGTGTGGTTCGTTGTGGTTCTACTTGTCCATTAAGCATAACTACTAAAGTCGTAATATATAAAATAATCATGATGTAAACTCCACGGAAAAGTTAATTTTTGATTTTGTCAAAGATAAAATCGCTTTGTCGAATTCTTTTGAATCTTTGGTATCATAAACGAAACAATCATTTTCGATAATTCCAGTTAATGTATCTTTGGTGCCTTCCATGTTTAAAATGACTTGATATGGGTGTCTAACTACCGATACTAATAATCTTGGTTCGTCTGCAACTTTGATTTTTAATAAGTTCATATTAATAAACCTAAACCTAATGGATTTGTATTTACCACTTTTACTTTATCGCCAAATACGATTCTTCTATATGTATAGAATTTGACCCTTTTCAAATCAACGCGAATTTTTCTTGCTAATTTTTCTTTTGATTTTCTCATTGGGTTAATACCAAAAACCAATGCGCCGTTAGATTCTTCCGATACGATTTTCATAATAACTTCCTCTGGTAACTAATAAAATAACATTATAATTTGTTTATCGTGGATTGTAAAGTTTTATTTTGCATTTGGATAAACATTTTTCTTATGTCGTCACGATTAGCCAGTTGGCGTTGTGCGTAATCATCGTCTAATTCACGTTTAATGACTTCTTTACCGAGTTTAGTTTCATAGAAAATTTCATTAAATGTTTTCATTGATCGATTCTCCATACAATTTCAAGTTCGTAATCATTTACTATATCTTCGATGATTTCATCATAATCCATGTGACTTTTTATTACTTCCGCGATAGTTGTGATGATTATAGCGGGTTTAATTTATTTGTCCAGGTTTATTTTGTTTCATAAACCACTGATTTCATTACAATATTAAAAATACCTGTAAAAACAGTAAAAATACCAAGATAATCCCACTTACTTTTTATTGATTTTTCATAACCCATTGATTTTAAACGACTTTTTCTGATTTATATTTTAGAATAAACCATTATAAATCAATGGGTTATGAAAAATGTTTATTTTACACAAGAAAAACTTCTTTTTGGAAATTATTCCTAAAGAAGTTTTCTTTTATGTATAAATTTTACGGATTTAACCCTAATCGTTCTAGTTCATATAAGAACATTAAGTTACAAACCGCGTGCGATAAATGATGCTTACCGGTTTCTTGATCATGGGTTTCACCCATTATATATTGGTGGATATGTCTTAGCAATGCATCCTTATAACGTTCTCTTGCATCTGGAACTTTCAACCAGTTATTTTTATCGTACTTTTGTGAACCCAATGTTAAAACATCTGCAAACTCCTTTAAGAAAAATGAACTGATTAAGGAGTAAAGTGGTTTACCATAATCGAATTTACGTCCACCTTCTAATGAATCTAAACCTTCTAATACAATTTGTTTATTTGTCAATGTATTAGCGATTACTTCTGCGTCTAATGTCAAAGGTTCTTTTTTGGTGTTAGTAAATTTCGAAGGTTTATCTGTAGAACGTTGTCCAGTGAATTCTTTTCCTTTATTGGATTCTGTACTTAATTGTCTAATATAATTACTATCGTTTGGATCAAATGTAGAAACACCTTTGGGTAGATTGATATCGCCGAATGTCATAATATAATTTCCTTTAATTTTTAATGTAGTCTGTTAAATCTGAATAATCCGCTATGTTTAATACAACCAACCGTTTAATTTTAGATGCAATGAATTCATCATCAGATAACTCCTTAATCGCTTTGTAAATTTCAGACATTGGATTTTGTTTACCAAATAACATGTATGTGTATTCGTTGTCGTGCATTAAACCATGAAAAGTTAAAATCCTATCGATAGAACTCAATAATAGTTCACGTTCGTCTTTATTTAATTCTTGATGTTTAATATCAAACGTGATTCCATACATCATTTATTACCATAACGTTCAGTATATTCTTCTTGTGACATTACAATAAATAAACTATCTGTTTTATTAACGAAAATATAGTCATTTAATTCCGCAGTAATAACACTATCAAATCCACGCTCTATGTCTATACTACAGTTAACACTATCGACCTTAAAATTTTCGTCTGCGTCGGCTAAAATCAGAATAATAATATCTAATGTATCTTGTCTCAATTGAATAACTTCAAATTCGATTTCTGTTTTAATAATCATTTCTTCATTTCCTTATTAACTAGCCATTTATTGTCTATATCGGATTCTAATGTTAATTGATAACCTTTTAATGTAGTATTATCGGTTAATATAACATCTTCATCGTCATATATTTTAACATAAATGTCACCAAAGTAAAATTTTCTATAATTCTTAGTGGAATTGAGTAAATTCCTTACATCTATCCTTGTTTCTGTTTTAACAGAACCAGCTACATAATGAATATTCCTGTTTTCGTCTGTATTTTTATCGTTGATCATTTTATATAATGTCTTACCATGATCAATGAAATTGAATAACACTAGCGTAACACCATCTAATGATAATGCAAGATTCCTGATAAATTTATTTCTGGTTTCATCCGAATAAAGATATTTGATTTCTTGTTGATAATCAATCTTTTTACATAACGATTTGATTTCTTGTGGATGATCCAATAATAAACATTTAATATCTATTGGCGTAACTTCTTTATTATCCATCAGGCTTTTGGTTGTGGTAACCCTATAAACTGGACCAAATAAACCCGTCAATTGGAGTTCGGATATTTGTGTATTATCTAATGTGCCAGTTGTACCAATCCTAATATTGGCATAAGTCATTTTATCGAAAATCTTATTTGCAGAAGCACCTTTTTGTTGGTGGCATTCGTCGCAAAATAATACATCTATATCTTCGAACATATCCTTAGAACTTCTACCGTTGGATTTTATCATTTCCAATAATGTTTGCCATGTACTTATTGTACAATTATAATCGAAATGTTTTAATTTTCCGCTGTATAACATGTGACAGTTACTTTCTACGTTCCAACCATTGACAGAAGAATAATCCAAGAAATCGTGGTACATTTGAGAAACTAATGATGTATTAGGAACGACTAGAATACATTTTTTACCTTGGCTAATATACCATCTCAGTAATGTATAAATTATTAATGATTTTCCAGAGTTATGATGTGTTAATCCTTTATGATAATATGATTCATGTGGAGCATCTACGGAAAAATCAATCCATTCTTGGTAAGGAATATGTTTAATATCAATTACAACTTTACTAGAATTATAATAACTATCTAGTTCATCTCCAACAGTTAAATCTTTACATTCAATCCATTTATTATTTTGTAGGAGTTTATGATTAGTTGCAGCTTTTAATTCTGTACCATCCGAGAACGTTAATAAAAGTCCTTCGCCGAATTTAGAATATACGTCGGTTATTTCATTGTATTCATTAGATGATGATTTTATTTGTACAGAATAATTTGAATCCAAAGTTTGTTGTAAATTTTTCAATTTGACTTTAGTTAGAAGCGAATTTCCATTTTGTATATCATCGTAAGTTTGAAATACTTTAACTTCTATTTCTTCTACTGGATCTAAACAAGATGTTGGGCTAATTAAAATTCCACGTTCATTATTAATAGCATATCGAATCGCGTCTAACTGATAATCTCGGTAATCAATTTTCCTACCTTTGGAATGTGGGTTTAACAATTCACCAAATTTAGAGATTTGTTCTACCGAAAATTGTTTAATAGGTTCTTGTTGTTTATAAGATAACTCATAATCGTTCTGATCAATGAATTTCTGTAAGTAAGAAAATAAACCAACATGAAGTAATCTAGTTTTTAGGCTGTATAACCTAACTTTACCATCAAATATTCCAGCTTTATAAGATGGTATAAACTTAGCGTTTGGTAAATCATAACTAAAGAAGTTTTCTAGTTCTTGTTCTATACCAAAATCGTCACAGTCTACTCTAAAATGCGATTCGTTTAATTTTTCAACATTTATTATCATATAAGCGTTTTTCTATTCTAAGTTTCAATACGGCATCGCTTGTTTTAAAATATAACCGTGATTCTATATGTTTCAACCTACTACATAATTCATCTAACCATTTATCTGGATAATGAATAACACCATCCAATTTTAAGATAATTAAACCAATGGGGTTTCCAGTTGTATAAATTAAATGCGGGTGAATAAATTCATTATAGAATTTGACTGCACATTTGTCATTATCCATTAGCGTAGTAGAAAAATCTTTACTAATATCGATTACTTTAACGTTTAAAATTAATTCTAGTTGGTCAGTAGACAATTTTTCTTTAATTGAAAATAATTCGTTCAAATTATTAATATACATTTCTTTATTAATTGATTCCGAGGTTTCATTTGTCATTATTATTCCGTCGTTAGTTTCCAGCGATAAACCTTTTCCAATCAATTGCTGCTCTGATTTCGAAATTACGTCCTTTAATGGATTTAATGATTTCTTCTAACATATAAACCATCGTTTGTATATATTCAATCTTGGCTTCCATAGATACCAGTTGCGCATCTCCTTTCAGGAGTTCATCCGTTTCTGATTTTAATGGTTTAGAATAAAGGTATTGTTCCCATCCAAGGGTTTCTAATTCTTGCTTAGTCATTTTACCTTGAATCCAACGAAACTTGTTCTGTCTTAGATCAAGGTAATCTTGTTTAAGTTTCACGATTTTTAATTTACTGTCGATGAGTAACCTAAGGTATTTAGAATGTAGTTTGGAACATTTTAATGCTTCTAGATCTAACTTAAATTCATCTATTGAGCAATCTTGTTCCCATTCATTTTCTAGTTCTGTTATATTCATTAATGAACCTGAACCATCGTTAATCTAATGAAAATTTCATCTACTATATCGGATTTCCAGTATATCTGGTTATCTCTTACTTCTTTGTAATAAGTAGAAGCGAATGTAGTGTAATACTCACCATCGTTTCCATTGAAAATAGCTAGACCCAATGTAGTTAATTCTTTC